GTATGCTTTTCCTCAGCGTGCTTCATTTCCATTTGATGCTTTTCTGTAGCACGGCGCATCTCATGATGGTGTACCTCATGCTGCCGCTGCATCTCTACGGCGTGGGTCTGGAGTTGCTGACCCAAATCAGCAACGTGCTGTTGTAGGTTCTGCTGACCTTCTGCTGCCTGTTGTTGTAGTTCCTGCCCAGCTGCCTGTGCTTCCGCTTGCGCGGCTGCTTCATCGCTACCGAGATCCTTGGAAATCTTCAAATTGTTAAGATGTTTCCCGGCAGTCTCGTATGTGAGCCGTAACTTTTCCATGTCAGTAGCGGAAGCCCTACTTTGATCGATATGGCCTTTCGCTACAGCCGATGTCAACTTAGCTTGCATGAGCTGTTGTTCAAGCACCTTCCGCTGGTCTTGCGGCTTCGGCGGAACTCCTCCGTTCTTTTCGCTTTCAGATGGCTGAACGATACCCTGCCAAATAAGTGGAATACGTAAGCGTCGCGCCATCTCTTGAGCGTCAGGCGAATCAATATTCTTAACCAACAAATCGGGGCAGAACTGCGCGACGGACGGAATGCTTTCCGAAGCGTCTATCAAGGTGGCCAACGTCTCCTGACGAGCCGTCTGGTAACTCGGACCTATAGTCACAGTCACATCGTATGAGCCAGCCTGCAAGTCATTCATGATATCGCCAGTCGATTCGTTTGACTGGTTAAGCGTTACCATCTTTTCCACGCCGTCATGACCAATAATGCGCTCTACTCGCTCCGCGTCGTATACCGTTGGGATCATATCTATAAACATTTCCCACGTAAGCTGAAGCGCGGACCCAAACCCATCTACAAACTCGTAACTACCCAAATCAGAACGGCGCGTATGTTGAACAAGTGCCTTGCCCGATACTCTATTCATTTCATCCGCATTACCCAACGCGGGGTCGAAGAATCCAGTAGTAGCTTGAATGTCTTGGATAGCCATCTGAGCCAGCTGGATAGCTCCTTGCGGCAGATCCAACGGGGGAACGCGATAAGGCATTCCGGATGCGGCGGTTGCTTTCGGATCAACGTTATACGGCAAATACGGCCTGGACTGAACGTTGGCCTGATTCCATTCTTGCTCATACCCCTTCACCATTGTCGGGGTAACCAGATACGGAGCTTTGGGCAAAAGCGCGCTACGTTCGATCATATCCGACGCGCGGCTGTTGTAACTACGTTGCGCATCCTTCGAATGACGAATCAGCGATTGAAACTTTTTGCGCCCTTCGATATTAATATAGCGACCGGGGCAACGAACGATAGGGATACGTTTCCAATCGTACACGTAGGGACCTTCCAATATATTGGAACCATCCACCTTAGCCCACATAACCTTCCATGTCACAGTGCTACGAACTTGCTTTCTGCCTTGCCGATCTTTGGCTATCCGCACAACACCATGACGCTCATGCGTAATACCCTTCTCATCAAACTTTTCTTCAACAGACTTCAGTTCCGCGTCGTAATCCTTGACGCTTCCATCTGTCATGAGCGCGATTTCTTTCTTGAACGGGATACGTTCAAAATACTCTGCTATGCGAACTTCTTGATCCGTAAACCAACCATAACTATCCCTAGAGACATTAAAGCTGACTCAACTCTCGTCCCTATACAGAGCTTTGTAAATGTTCTCTTGAATCCGCTCCGCTACGATGCATTGATTAGCATCGCCAGCGCAGGCGTCCGCGCACTGCGGGTCCCAAACAACGGTTTGCGGATTAGTTATATTGATAATTCGTAGGACTTGATCGAATGCGCCTGGACCGTCGTCTGTCATATAAACTGGCATGACGCGCCACGCACCAAACCCGCCGGCTACAGCATATTTGTACTGCTCTTTGTAAATGGCCTCCGCGCGACTCGCTTGCTCGATGCTTCGGCAAAGCCCCGCGTAAATCTCCGCTACCGGTTCACTAGCACCATCAGAAGCGGGGCGTACCTTCCCAGCGGGCTTCGTCTGCCGCATATCAGATACAACAAGATTAACCGGTCCTATCACCCGGTTGAACGTATAACATGGCTTTCCGCGACGATTTTGCAATACAACAGGGTCCCATTGGCCCATAGCTTCCGAGTTATATATGAAGTTCAAATCTTCGGAATGCATACGCTTGTTCTCTTCCCAAGCGCCTGTCCCTTCTTGATAGAACTTTTTAATGCGGGCCATCAAAGGACCCGCATCATTCACATCTTCGAAACCCGGTACGTTACTGCGACGGCCTGATGTATCAAAACCTGGCACGTCGCCTATCAAATCGTAGTTGTCGCCGCTATTTGTAGACATGTTACGTTGGCATCTCGTCTATAATGGCTCGTTGACCGTCTCCAACAAACACCCCAGTAAACGTATTTGGAGCTACATACTGGGCGGGTCCCGAATTTTTCCACTCTTTCACAGCGGATTTAACAACCTTCTCGCCATTCATTTGCGCCGGTCGCGTCTCCGTTAGCGCCTGATACTGAACACGAAGCTGATTCCGCAAAGCGCTATTACGAAAATCAACACTCTCAACCGAGCCTTTACGTTCTATTACCAAATTCTTCAGATTAGCGGTAATATGAACAGAATACGTCCCTAGCTTAATCGGACGTCCATCCTGATCACGCTTGCGTTGGTCCTCATCTTGCTTGCAATCGTCAGGATCAAACTTCCATTCGAGCCCTTTTAGCGCTACGCCATTGACGTTACGCTCTACCTTGCAAGCGCCTTGCTGGCGCAAGCGGAGCCCGTCTTTGTGCGTTAGTTTCAGCAAAATACTCATTGTCTCACCTCTGTTAACTCAACCACTCCACACTGCTGGTGGAGCCCAATGAAACCACGGTAGGCCACTTGGTACATCATCCGGTGGTACAACAGCAAAAGCGCGACCACTCATCGCGTTATACCGCATGGCGTCCATCAAATGATCATTCTTCTTAATAATTTCGCCCTTCTCATCGCGCTTGTACAAACGAATCTCGTTTCTCCAATTACGAAGAGTGTTGAATATGCGCAGTTGCTGAGTAGAAAGCATGTCCCAGCATTTAATCAATCCAGACGTAACGGCGTTGTCTGCCATTTCAACATTAAGCCCTAGTTCTCGATACACTTCGAGCAAAAGCTTGCCATCATGACCACGGGCCTTTTGCGCGGCTGGATCAATAACCCCCGGCATCCATTTGCCTTTCTCCGCGTCCCCTCCACCGCTAATTCGATTGATCGCGGCCACGTGTATGGCTGGGTCCGCCATACCTCTATAATACTCCGCGTAGGCGACAGCGCCCCCATTATCAACATCCCAGGCGAACCACAAAACAGCCGTACAATTCCATCCTGGGTCCATACCATAGGATCGTGGCCAATGGCTAGGAATCTGAAATGGAGGTACTAACATAACATCTTCAGGAATCGGGTAAATAGCGCCGACTCCATGCCCAGGAATTCCGGACTTGCGTGCCTGCCGTTGCCAGGGGGGAATACCAGACAAAATTTTCGCTTTCTCTTCCTCAGAGATATGAGGTACATCGTCCATGTCCAGAAAAACAGATGCCTTAGCCATCTTTTTTGTGCTCCATCCACGTTTCTGTAGGAACTATATCAGGCTCAGGTTTCAGTTCCGGCATGTATTCGATCATCAAATCTGAAATGCCCAACAATGGCGTTTCTGTCAACAGCAATAATCCACTTGGTATACCCGGAGCTGTGCTCATCAAACGTAACAGGCATTCCGCATAAATCTCTAAGTCAGGTTCTTCGTCTAAGTGAATCCCCTGTTGCTGCGTACCCTGAAATGCTACACGCCCTTGGTCATACGATTTCAACTGCAACGTAGAAACGCCGCCAGTCGGAACGTGTCGCACAAAAACAGTTTCATAAGCGTCCGCTAGTCCATGCTTGGTAGTCTGTCGTAGAATCAAGTCACCCGGAATCATACCAGTTCCAAGCGCTCCTTCTTCGCCAGGCTTGCCACAAAACTTTGCCTGTAGAATGTCACGAGTGTTTTTCGCGGTGTCCGTAGCGGCCCACCAATCTACCGGTCGCGTAAATCTTCGTCCTTCCCACCAGCTAGGATATTGCCCCGTCAAGTGCAATGTATCCTCATAACAGCCGCAATGCGTCTTGCCAGTACGGTTGCCCCCAAACAAACCACGCTCAGTAAATTCCTTACCTAAGCGAAAGAACTCCATTTGCTTAGGATACTTCGCTCGAATCTCTGGCGTACTAAACCAAGTCGAGATTTGATTGCGTTGCTGGCGGCGGTAGCGCGCCTCCAGTAGTTCCAGCAGTCTCAACTTCTCGCTCCTCGGGAGCGTTAGTAAATTCTGCATCGACAACTGGGGGAGAAGCTTGGACAACTCCTCCGCACTGCTCAAAAATTTGGATGAGTCTAGTGTTGAGTTGGTCATCTGTTAACTTCTGTGTTACATTCATATCAACTTTAACCCGATCGCCGTAATCAGGATTCTTAGCGGCCATCACCTTTTGAAGAAGTCGTGAATCCCCGTCGATCGCTCTACCGATACCAATACGCTCTATATGGCGCATAGCTATCTCTTCAGCTTTGTCCATCGCGGAACGAAATTCCGCGTTGTCCTGCAGCTCCATCTCATAGTGAAAGTTAGTCACCCCCACCGCTGCCATAGATTTGGACAAATCACCCGTATTAATGTACATACGAATGAGCGTCACTCGTTTATCGTCAGTCCATTCAAAATCTTCGTTAAGGCTGGGGGTACGAGTTAACCCATTATCAGCTTCTAGCTGGTTAACCGCTTCACGAAAAACTCGTGAGTAGCTCAACCGTCCCAAAAACTCTGACTCATGCCGGCCACACGCTTCGGAAGCTTTCGCGAAATCTCGATGCTTAGCGTACTCTACTAAAAATCGCTTTTCGGTATTATCCGGCTCTATCGGACGGACAACCGCCGCTGCCAATTCATTTGGCTTAGGACCCTTGTATGCTTTCGGAACTTCCGTTGTCTGTTTCTCAGCTTTCGCACCTATCGGTAACCGCCCATCTCGAATGCGGTGACAATCGACGCATAGATGCTTGTTAGAAACATAGCGCGGAGCCATATGACCGTATTTACACGTCTCACCGATATAGTAAAACGTCCATGCCCGCGCTTTGTCTTCTTCGTAAGGCACAAAACGCGAGGGCATGCTGTTGTACAAGTCGGGGACAGATCCCCTCAAAGGAGCTACGGATGACGGATCAATGGGCGCCCACCCGATAGCTTGAGTTACGCGCGATGCCAATCTTCCGCTCCGCTCATGAAATTTCCGCGCCGGTCATAGCCCGCGCTTTTCTGCCACATCAATGCGTCGCTCAAGGATTCGTCTGGATCGATGCTATAGATTGCTTTCTGCCAAACAAATGCGAGCTTGCCTAAGTTCAGATTGTAGAACTCAGGAAAACGGTCAAAGTCCACCAGCTCAATGTTGCGGAACGAGAATTCCACTACATCCCCCGGTTTCACTTGCATAGGGAGAATCTTTCCCGTCTCTGCCCCGTCTTCAAAATAGAGCGCCTTACCTTGCGCCTGCCCTTGCATGTTCTGCTGGAAGCCCACCTTACGTCGCTGGCGCCGCCCATAGCCTACCCCCACCACAACCCCCTTCTGAATTTCGATACCGGGCGTAATCAGCACGGGGTGCACGTAGGGGAGCACCTTCACCAGTACCCTGTCTCTCAGAACCCGTACGCGCTGGCCTACCTCGACCAATTCTGGGGTTAAAATCATGACAGCACCGCATCTACGTCAGTGTCATGCATGAGGCGCATGGAGATACCGCCAAAAACAGTATCCATGCCCGCCGTCGCAGCGAATGTCACGTAATCATCGATCTTACAAGCCATTGGCGCCCGCTTACCGGTGGGTAGCATAATCCCTGGGCCAGTACTCACAATCGTTCCCCGAAGAACACGCTGCCAGTCTGGAAGCTGGATGCTACCCGAGGTAGGATTACTTTCAAGCTGGACGACAACGAAGTCATCTAGCAGTAGCTGTTTAAACTCACTCACGTTCTCTCACCTCCGTGAAAATTACGAACCGCTAACTGTTTGTATCGCGCACAGCTCAACAACGGCCACTACGGCCTTGGATGTAAAAGATAAACCGGTCACAGAATCGATAGCTGTAAACGCCATCGTTACTTGGCAGAGCTGAGATCCTTCATAGGGGAACGACATTTGCCAAAGCACCCCCTGAACACTCAAAACCATCGTAGGCGCAAAAGCGGTGTATACCAACGGAGGCGTTGTAGACCCGGCAGCCGCTAGCGTCACTGTACTCAGCATGGTAATCGAGTTGGTTAAATCATCAATGCCAATAGTAATGGCCGTTGGCGTTACCGGTGTTTGTGTATGGTCCACAAATGCCAGGTCAAAAAACACATCCGTATCCTGATATGACTTAACCGCAGGATACGGAAGAATGGGTTGCCCTTGAAGGGCTCGATTACCAATAATGCCCATTTACTGCCACTGCCGGTTAACGCGAATGGTCACAAATACTTGGGGTACGCGAATCTGCGTAACGATTACCATAAGCCCTTCTTCCCTGCGCGTTCGCCGGTCTTGCCTTTGAACTCATGCGGCTTCTTGTTGCTCAGAACATGGTTAGCGCGAGCGTGCACTTGATTATGATGCTGGGTAGTCACCCGTCCCGCGATCCAATCTTCTGTAGCCCGCCGCTTTTGATATCGCGCCTCTTCTTTAAGGCGGTGCGTTTCCGTAGGTGCTTTGGCAGAGGCAACTTCGCCGTGCTGCTGCGCTGGTTCAGTCACCGCCTTTTCTCCCAACGTAGTTTTGTTAGGCTTCGGTTTGCGTGCGCGCTTCTTATCCTGCCCTTTTGGGGTGACAGAATTAAACAGCGCTCCAATCAAAGGTCCAATTTCGTTAGCCACCTGTGCCACCCTCCCCGCCAGTCACCTCAAAAGCGGTAGCGACACTGGAAATGAAAAACGAGTTAGCAGGTACCTCGATATACATCACAGAGCCTATTGTCGCCATGCCCAATGTGTTTACAACAGGAACGCCAGCTGCTGGAGCCCCCTTAGCGGTTACCGAACTAGTTGGCCCCCACGTGATGTAAGCTGCTGCGAGGCATTTCACACGAAATGTACTGATACCTGCGCCAAATGCTTCCGGAATATTGACAGCTGCGGTCGTAACTAAGTACGTTGCTGTCATTGGTTTGAAGGTTGAATCTACACTCATGCGTAATGCTTCCTATCTCCACGTACCCAGTCACCTACCTTACGATGATCGAGTTTTTGCTTGCTATGTTGATGCGCGGATGCGCGCCGCTGTTCAGAATAGCCGATGGCAACAGCCTGCTTAATCGGACGACCACTGTCGATTTCCGCTTTGATGTTGGCCTGTCTGGCCTTCTTGCTGGATGATTTGATTAAGGGCATGTTGCCACCCGCTATTAACCGTTAACGCTCAGTAAGTGCCTTGTCGCCGATACTGTCGCCGCTGTTACGTACAGCCTTGCGATAAATGCCGCTAGCCGCTGACTTCAATTCCGCATCCTTCGTCCCACCATCGCACTCGGCGCCACTAATGACCGTCTTTTCGACCACGCCTTTACGCGCCTGACCGTGCGTACCCGTTTGACCGGCTCTCCGGCCTTTCAAAAACGCTTCGCCGGCTTCGTTTGCTCTTTCGTTACTGCCTTTGCTCATTGAAAAATATCCTCTTTGAAAATTGAATTAGGTAACCGCGTTGCCGCCCAAATCTTGAAATGTAACAGTCGTAGGACTGGTTACTGTAACAAGATAACCGCGAGCTACCGTAGTAGCCAACGTAGCCGTACCCGTAATAGTTACGCCTGTACCCGCCGTCAAAGTCAATGTACCCGCATTCGTGTTACGAATGTTGATGTAAAAGCTAACATTGAACAAGTTAGGTACGCCTGCCGGCGGATTAACGCCAGCCCCAGCCCCCTGAATAGCCGCACTATACGCGGTAGCAACGGCCTGTTGCAGACGAGCTATAATGTTCACGGCGGTATCAGTCGTAAGCGCCGTAGCTCCGGACTGAACAACGTAGTTTTCCGCCGCGCCAGCGATTACCGCTGCGGCAAGCACGCCGCTGGCGATGGAAATCGAATTAAACTGACCACTAGGCAACACAGAAATTGCGTTGTAGAAGTCGTCCCGAAAAGCACCCAATACAGTCATAATCAAACGTCCTTCGCGCCCGGAGCGCTTAAGGATAATACCCGCTACACCACCCGTGTGACACTAACGGATCAGCTGGCGCTGGGATTAAATCCAACGCGCAGGAAAGATGATAATGTTGATCCTTAATATGAATCAATTGCTCATATCCGTACATAATTGGTTTGCGACACCCAGAGCATACCAACCCTCGTAATTTGTCTTGTATACACGTGCAATGGGACCAGAGCTTTTCTGCCATACATCACCTGTTACGTTGCGCCGCCAGGAGGCTCGATACCTCCACCTCTAGCTCCCCACTTCTGACCACCAAAACCAGCTGGCGCATTGGGGTTAGAGCCTGGCAATTGTTTTACTGGCTCATTCACTTTCAAAAGTCCGTAGCTAGCTGCCGACATAGCCGTCTGCCCTTTTCCGACAGGGAAAGTATCCAAAAGTTCGCCATCAGACATCAACACCAGCATAGGTCTACCAGACCCGGTATCTACTGGCGGAGGTGGAGGCGGAGGCGGCGTTAAGAACAACGCTAGCCCAGAGCTAGTTAGCGCCAAGTTCTCGATACGCAGCGGCGGTCGCAAAGGCAAAGGCCACAAACCATTCTGCGGAACGAGCGGAACAAACGTCAATAGTGCGGTTAGCTCTTCCGCCGTCAACGAGTGATTTTCAGCTCGTATCGCGACTCGTGCGCGAGCAAAGGCATTAGCCCAACTCGGAAGATCCGTAGACGGCAAAAACGCTGGGAATTTAACCAACGTGTCCAAAAGAGCTTCAGGAATACCCGCTATGTAATCCTGAACAACTCGACGTGCCCGCTGAGGAACTGGCCAATCCGAAACCGAAATTGGGGGTCTAACTGGTGTTATCGTCAAAAGCGATAAGCCAGGTTGGTCCCATGTCCGGTTCTCGGTGGCGAATGCGCGGCCCTTCGGAGGGTCCCACATGTTGTTCTGGATACCGCCAGCAAGAATCTTGTCTTGCCCTATTAACTCAAGCGGGAAAGAAAACTCGAAGCCTCTATTATACTGTTTCGCGCCACGCGGTACAGGCCACTCGTATTCAATGTAAGGAATCGTCGTGCTTAACGCCGTCAATTCTGCCAGCGATAGCCCGTAAGATTCATGCATGGCAGTAGGAAGACTGGGTTTATCCCATTCGTAGTCCCAACTGACCGCCGTCAACACCCTGTCTTGTCCAAACAGAGTGGATTCTAGCAAATTCTGCGAGTCCCCGCGCAAAGAAACCGGAAACGTTCTACCTTTGGGTACTATCCAATCTTTCACAGAAGGCGGGAAAACCGGAGGCGGTGTTCCCACCAATAACGCGATAGGCGAGGACCAACTCTGATGCACATAATCGTTTTTACGCTTAGCGTATAGCGACGTTGGCGTCAAAACCGGGTCGCGAATAGTGGTCACAGGGGATGGCTTCAAAACAACCATGAACCCTTGTGTATTGTCGCTTGTATCCGCCGTGCCCTTAACGTGTACCTGATTCAGAGCAATCGTAGTAGATGTAGTCTGAATCTGATAATCCCAAATCGAAGATTGATTACCACCATTGGGCTGAGCCAAAGACAACCGCGTTGGCGCGAATGCCGGTTGTGTAACCGTAGACCCATCTGATGTAGCTGTCTTACGAATTCGGCCACCGCAAATAACAAGACTGTTATCTTGACTCGGGGTCAAAGAACCCGCGTTCAAGACAATGTTGTTGGTGGATGTTGACGCACGATCATTACTGTTAGTAACTATTGTGGTCAAATCCGTGAACACATCACCCGTAAAGTACGCTATATCACAGCATACCTGGCCACCAGACCATGTAAACGTCGGGGCGGTGTCCCCTGCCTGGGCAATGCGCGCGTACAGCTTGCAGGCGGTCGTGTTAACGTTTGGGCTAATTAGCGTCCAACCGCTAGGCGTTGTAATCGTTTGTCCGTTACCGTTCGTAGACGTGTACGCCAGCAATAACGAACCAACCGACCATCCAGATGGCAGGGTACCCACAACCGAAGTTGTGCCCGTCGTCATCCCACTATTGTTACCGAAAACGTAACCGGCCATTAAGTGTACGTGAATCCGTCAATCGGAGCCGTCGCGCGACAGGCGGGAAGCGTACCATTCTGAATCAAGGGTTGAATGGTGTTCCACGAGCCGCTGTCATCAGTCCACAGCATAAACTGCGGGTCAACCGTGTTCTGTGCCAAGGTCCAAATATTCTGCGGTGTTGACGAGTTGATACTCTGAAACAGCGCTTCAATCTGTGAACGGAAAATCAAATCGTTGGTGTAAATATGCCCCGAACCCGAAGCTCCAATATACACCCTATTCGCAGTAACGCTCTTCCCCGCAATGCTCACCGGGCCTGGGCCTTCCGGATCTGGCCCGCCAATACTACAGCCGCCCAAGGTCATCAAATATGTGATCATGTCTTCAACACCAGCCGCGCTGGTAGTCATGAAGTCAATCATCACATGAATCAACGTATGCGGAAACGCCGCTCGCGCCGCTGCCGCTGTCGTCTTGATCAACGAGTAATACTGGGTCGCGTTGAATCCCGGTGGCGTAGACGCCATCGTAGATTCACCGCCAATCTGAATCTGTGCGAGCGCGGTCGAGTTAGCGTACTGAC